AGCAAAGATTGAAATGTATATGGAAAATAGTGAAGCTGGATTTGGTGGTGAAAAAGAACTTATGAATCAGTTTGGTCTACAGAACTTGAGAGAGGCAACATTTGTTGTTGCTAAAACTAGATTTCAAGAGTTGACTAAACAGATTACAATAGAGAGTGGCACAGATACTCTTAGTGGTTCTATATTGTTAGAAGATGGAACTTTGGATAGCGCCACAGTAGAAGCCTCCGCATCATTTGAAAGCGGGTATATCATTTCAGAAGCAACAGCAACTGATTCTGATAGACCATTAGAGGGAGATTTAATATATCATCCAGTTCTCTCAAAGATATTCCAAATCAACTTTGTAGACCACGATGAGCCATATTTTCAGTTAGATAATAATCCAGTTTACAAGATGCGTTGTCGCCTCTTTGATTATAGTTCAGAGGTGCTGGATACAGATATTTCTGCGATTGATGCGATTGAAGATAGTCTGTCAGTTGATACTCTTGCGTTGCAGTTTACAATGGAACAAGATTCTGCTTCAATTGACGCACTATTCTTAGAGAATGAGATTGGTAGAATTGTACACGAAAATGCTGATGATACAGATGGTGATGAAATAGTTGCCCTAGAAACCAGTGACATGACAACATCTGCCGGTGTTCTCCTTTCAGAGACAGGAGAGTTCTTATTACAGGAAGACTATATAATAGGTGATGGAAGCACGGCTGATGATGGTAATGTGGACACCTCGGCACAGAATGAGTTGTTTGATGTTGCTGATGATTCTGTGTTAGATTTCTCAGAGTTAAATCCATTTGGAGATGTAGGGAGTAGTTCATAATGTTGGGTCAACAATTCTATCATGAAACAATACGAAAAATAATTGTGGCATTCGGAACAACATTTAATAATGTTCAATTAGTTCGTAAGGATAGCTCTGGAAATATCACTCAATCTATGAAGGTTCCTCTTGCTTATGGTCCAAGAGAAAAGTTTTTGGTTCGTCTCAGGTCTGATGCTGATCTATCAAGTAAGGTGGCTGTGACTTTACCACGAATTGGTTTTGAAATTCAAAACCTTACTTATGATGCCACTAGAAAACTAAATCGAGTGCAAAAATTTAAAAAGGTTAATGCAGGAAATAATACAAGATCAATTGATACCCAGTATATGCCAGTGCCTTACAACTTGGATGTTGTATTGTATATTTTGGCAAAACAATCAGATGATGCATTACAAATTGTAGAACAAATTCTTCCTTACTTCCAACCTGACTATACGATCACCGTTAACGATATGGCAGACATGGGCATCAAAAGAGATGTCCCAATTATCCTAAATGGTATATCTTATGAGGATAGTTATGAGGGGGATTTTGAACAAAGAAGAGCATTGATATATACAATGAACTTTACATGCAAATTCTATCTATATGGTCCCGTTACTTCCAGTAATATTATTAGAACTGTTCAAGCTGACCAGTTTGCTGATTTACCAGACAAATCACCAAAGAGAGAACAGAGACTTACCGTTACACCAAACCCATCCAGTGCTGATGCAGATGATGATTTTGGATTTAACGAAACTACATCATTCTTTACGGATGCGAAAAACTTTAACCCAGTGACAGGCGAAGATGAATAACACAATTGATAAAGCATTAGGCATAGTAGAAGAAATTTCAACTGATAATAAAAAACAAGAAGTGATGCCATTACCTCAAGAAGATTGGGGTGATGCGAATGAACATGTGGAGAGAGATTATGAATACCAACGACAAAACTTTTACAATTTGGTCGAAAGAGGAACGGATGCAGTGGAAGGAATACTGGAACTCGCCAAAGAATCGGACCATCCACGAGCATACGAAGTTGCCGGAAACCTTATTAAACAGGTTGCAGAGGTTACTGAAAAACTTGGTGACCTTCAAGAGAAAATGAGAAAACTTAAAGAGGTTCCTAACAACGCACCAAAGAATGTGACAAATGCATTGTTTGTGGGGAGTACTGCTGAATTGCAGAAAATGTTGAAAGAAAAGTGACAGATAATTTATTCACAATAGTACATCCATACTCTAATCCTGATAGAGATTTTTCTATAACAATAAATCATCCTGTATGGATAACTGATGATATTCTTGCAGCTAAAAAAGAATCCAAAAGGGTTCTTCTTGAGATGGTAGACACATATCCAAAATTAATTTTGGCTTATAGTGGTGGTACAGATAGTGCATATATCTTGTGTTGCATAAGAGATTTAATTAATGAAAAAAAGATAAAGCCAGATACTATAGAAATAGTTCAAGGAGTTTTTACTGCTGATGGTATACCTTTAACGATGGATAGAAAAAGAGCTACATCATTTGCAAGAAAATTAGGATTCTCCCCTAGAACTTATGAATATGATATCAATAAAAAGTGGTTGGATATACAACAATATTATTATAAATTTTGTTTGTGTGGAGAGACAATCATAACTGACATTGCTCAAACTCTTCTAATAACAGAACAGGATGGTCATGTTATAAGAGCTTCTGCAAATGCAGGGGAATTTTGGTTTGGATTAAATTATACTTATGAGGATGGGTTTAGAATGCCCTCTATTAATGTTTTATGGGATTTACCTAACAATCAAGTAAACTTTTCTAGCTGGGACAATAAAATTTTTTCCTCATTTATAACTCCATTTAGAGTAAATGCAGCTGCCATGGACATGAGTCCATTTGATGAAGCCAAAAAGAATGAATCTACTAGTCCAACAAACTCAAAATTTAATAGAGACGGATTAAAATTATTAGAAAAATATTTAGATAAGTGGATGATATATCTTCAATGTTATCCAGAGATGTTTGAAATATTAGGAAAATTTTATACCTTGGATTGGTCAGTATGGCATCATCATTCATATAAATTTAAAAATGCTTATCGTATGTTAAATTTTATTTTTGAAACAGAATCATCCTTATATCAATATACAGATGTTAAACTTCCCAACGGCAGACCTTTTACAAAAAAAGACTTGATAAATTATAATCAATACTGTTATTGAAAGTGCCAAGAAAATGACAAGCAAAAAATTATTCACAATAGTACATCCATATTCTAACCCTGATAGAGATTTTTCCATAACAATAAATCATCCTGTATGGATAACTGATGATCCCTTTTTAGCTAAAGAAGAATCCAAAAGGGTTCTTCTTGAGATGGTAGATGAATATCCAAAATTAATTTTGGCTTATAGTGGTGGTACAGATAGTGCGTTTATTTTATGTTGCATAAGAGATTTAATTGATGAAAAAAGAATATCACAAGACACTATAGAAATAGTTCAAGGGGGGTTTACTGCTGATGGTATACCTCTGACGATGGATACAAAAAGAGCTACATCATTTGCGAAAAAATTAGGATTCTCCCCTAGAATTCATGAGTTTGATATTAATAAAAGGTGGTTAGATATACAACAATATTATTATGACTTTTGTTTAAGTGGCCACACTAGCATTACTGACATTGCTCAAACTCTTCTAATAACAGAACAGGATGGTCATGTTATAAGAGCCTCTGGTACATCAAATGCTTTTTGGTTTGGATTAAATTATAATGAGGATGGTTTTAGAATGCCCTCTATTAATGTTTTATGGGATTTGCCTAATAATCAAGTAAATTTATCTAGTTGGGACAATAAAATTTTTTCCTCATTCATAACTCCATTTAGGTTAAATACAGTTGCTGTAGATATGAGCCCATTTGATGAAGCTAAAAAATATGAATCTACCAACCCAACAAACTCAAAATTTAATCAAGATGGAATGAAACTATTAGAAAAATATTTAGATAAGTGGATAATATATTTTCAATGTTATCCAGAGATGTGTCAAATATTAGGAAAATTTTATACCTTGGATTGGTCAATATGGCGCTATCATTCGCATAAATTTGTGAATGCTGATCGTATGAAAAAGTTTATTGATGAAACAGAGTTAACTTCGGATCAATATACAGATGTTAAGCTTCCTGACGGCAGACCTTTTACAAAAAAAGATTTAGTAAATTATGAAGACTACATTTAATAACTTACTAACCCCAAAATTTGAAGATAATTTTGAAGTGACACTGAACTATCCTCTGTGGATTACTGAAGACCCCCTAACTCTAAAGAGAGAATGTAAACGTGGTTTGCTTGAGGTTGCAGAAACTTATAAAAAAGTATCTCTTGCATACAGTGGTGGGTCTGACAGTGGGTTTCTT